CTAACTACCCAGAGGGGAGAGAAAGTTTTAGACCCTTTTCTGGGCTCTGGTTCTACTTTAATGGCTGCAGAAAAAACGAAGAGAGTATGTTTGGGAATTGATTTACAACCAAAATATATTGATATTGTATTAACCAGGTGGGAAGAGTTTACTAATCAAAAAGCGATGAAAGTTAATGGCTGAAATTTGGGAGAGGCTATAATGAAATTAGCAATTCAGGGTAGCCGTTCACTAAAGAAAAAATCGGAAAAAGTATTAAAAATAATCGATGAAGAAGTCAAAAAGTATAACCCAGAAATGATAATAACCTCTGGAGAACCAGATGGTGTATGTAGGTTGGCACAACTTTACTGCAAGAGGAATGGTATTACTTTAAAGCTATACCACTTAAATTGTAAGAAATATGCAACGGGAGCTTTTTATATGAGAAGCAAAGCAATAATAGAAGATGCCGACCATGTAATAATTATCCATGATGGAGAGAGTAAAGGAACGCAGAATGAATTGGATTTGGCTATTAAACTGAATAAACCATATACATATTATCAGATTAAAATGTCAAAAATAATAACTGATACAATTGAAGGATTTGATAAGGAAATGATAGAATTATGAAAGAAACATTACGGAGTCAAAAAATATTTGAAGAATATTATATCATGGGGGAAGATAGAAGTTTAACAAAATTAAGAGAAAAATTACTGTCCCAAAAATACCCCCATAAAGTCCCTGGTTTAAAGACTTTAAAAAGATGGTCAGTAGCTTTTAACTGGCAACAACGGATAGAACAAAGGGATATGGCTAATGCTAAAAAAATTGAACAGAAAACTGATGAAACAATTGTCAATGCTAAAGCTGATTACCGAAAAGATATTAAAATACAATTAAGCATTTTCAGGGTATTATTAAATCAGGCAGTTAAGAAAATCAATGCAGGTGAATTCACAGAAATAGAAAGCATAGGTGATGTAAAAGAAATTGTTAACTGCTATGAGAAACTAATCAAACTGGATTTGTTACTAATGGGCGAACCTACGGAGAACGATAAACACAAGATAGAATTGGGACTAAATATAAACGAATATAAAATAATAAAAGAGATGACTGAAGATGAACGAGAGTTGCTTATTAACAGATTATCAAAAATATCAGGAAATAAAGACGATAGACCTATTGGAGAAAACCAGAAATAAAATTAAAGAAAATCCCTGGTTATTGGCAGAAATATTGTATCCTCAGTATAAGTTTAAGGATTTTCATAAAGAATGGTTTTATAGTGGAATAGAAAGAGAAGAGGATTTATGTTTAGCTCCGAGGGGCTTTGGGAAAACTACGGTAAGATGTGTTATAACCTCAATCTGGGAAATGATTAAAAATCCTAATATTGAGATTGGAGTAGTTTCTGATACTAATCCTCAGGCAATACATTTTGCGACTGAGGTAAAAATGCATTGTGAAAAGAATAAAATTTTAACTACTTTATATCCTGATTTAAGACCAGGGGAAAAATGGGGCGAAAAAGAATTTACGATTATTGGGGCAACCAGAATAAAAAAAGAGGCAACAGTAACTGCCTTTGGTTATGGAGGGGCAACTGGATACCATTATGATATACTAAAAGTTGATGATATTGTGGATTTTGATAATGTAAGAACGAAAGGGCAAAGGGATAAATTGCGAGATTGGATAGGAACATCTTTATTGCCAATGTTAAAGCCTGAAGGAAAAGTATCTTGGAACGGCACAAGATATAGTTATAATGATTATTATGGGGAATTATTAGAAAGGGGAATTTTAACGAATAAAAATTCACATAAGGCTATTTTAAATAATGGAGAATCATTGTGGCCTGAAGTGTGGCCGATAGAAAAATTATTGGAAAAGAAAGAGAAAATGGGAACAATGAGGTTTAATGCTCAGTATCAGAATGATGTTCAATTAATGGCTTCAGGGAAAATATTCAAGCGGGAATGGTTTAAATATATCAGGAGAAATCCTGATGATCCTCTGGGTTTTATCAGGGATGATGGGGCGAAAATTAATCTAAAAGATTTGGCAATATATCAAACTTGCGATTTAGCTATATCGAAAAGAGAAACTGCTGATTATTTTGTAATACTAACTTTTGGAATAGACAATGAAGGAAACATATATATTATAAATATTCTTAGGGGGCATTATGATTGGCCTGAACAAAAAAAGATTAGTAGAGAAAATTATATGAGATGGAAAGGATTGGGATTAAGATGGAGAGGAATAGAAACAGTCCAATATCAAGCAGTATTATTACAAGAACTGAATGTTTTTTCGGATATGTCGGTAAGGGCACTTTCTACTATGGGGCTGGATAAAGTAACCAGAGCTATGTCGATGAGTGCTAAATATGAAAGCGGGAAGGTATTCCATAATGCTAATATGGAAAATTTAGAAGATTTAGAAGATGAACTGACTACTTTCGATGAGGGGGAGCATGATGATATAGTAGATTGCGTAAGTTATATACCACAATGCGTAACTCAGGAAAGGACAAAAATACGGGTGGCGTGATGTTTAATCTTCAAATAGAAAACAAAATAAAGAAAGAAATTGTGGAAGGATATGCCAAAGAAGATATTTTAAATCGAATTCAAAAAGAATATGGATTGGTAAATGGAATAGAATTCTTATATAATTGTTGTTATGCTACGATATGTAGGGAAATGGGTATTAATTTGAAGAAAGGGGAAAATTTAAGACCAAAGAAGGTTAAAATTATCCCTAAAAAATAGAAAGAAGGTGATAAAAAGTGAAACCATTTTGCGTGGTAACCAAAAGTGGAAATGTAGTGAAGACTGATATATTAAATAATTACCAGGTGGCTGGTCAAAGTAAACAGTTAGAATTGGATGCCTTTGCTGATAGATACGAGAAAGATGGTTTACAGAGACCATTATATAACCCTTTAACTATGGCGAAATTGATGGAAATAAATACTTATCACATGCGAGCTTGTAAAGTTAAAGCTGGAGATGTCTCAGGGCAGGGCTGGAGTCTATATCCTCTGGTAGAAGAACCTGACCAGGACCAGAAGAAAAAAATAGAAGAATTTTTTAAAGGACAAGGTGAATTAATAGAAGATACTATTGAAAAAGCTCAATTGGATAAAGAATTGGTGGGTTATATGGCGATTGAAATCATCAGAGAATACAATAATTTTGATAGTCCAATAAGCGGATTGAAGCATATTCCTGCTCATACGGTTAGAATGCATAAAAGCGGAAATAAATTCTGTCAAGTATGGTCGGGAAGCATGGGAACTGAAAAAAAAGTATGGTTTAGAAAATTAAATTATGAAAAGGATATTAGAAAAGAAGATGGAATAGAAAAGGAATCAGGGAGATACAGTGAACAAGAAAGAGCTAATGAAATATTCTGGAATGTAAATTATACTCCCAGAAGTTGCTTTTATGGAATACCAGATATAGTTCCTGCTATTGGAGCTGTTACGGGGGATGTATCGAGAAGAGATTATAATATATCATTCTTTTCAAATTATGGAGTCCCTGCCTATATGGTATATATTACTGGAGATTTTGACCCAGGAGAGGAAGACCCTGAAACTAAAAAAACTCCTTTAGAAGAAGCGATTGCTGAAAAATTTCAAGAAATAGCGAAAAATCCTCATTCAGTTTTAATCTTGAGTGTCCCGAAAAGAGAAGGGGGGATAGGGGAAGTTACTGTAAAAATAGAACCTTTATCTACAGAGGTTAAAGAAGCAAGCTTTAGAATGTATAGAACAGATAATCGGGACGAAGTTATTTCTGCTCATGGGATACCCCCTTATCGCATAGGAGTATATGAAACTGGAAGTTTGGCAGGTAATTTAGGGCAAGAATCTACTATAATCTATAACGAATCAATAATTAAACCCAGGCAAAGAGTTTTTGCAAACCTGATTAATTACTATGTTTTGCCTTCTTTAGGAATTACTGATTGGGAATGGGAACTAAATCCTATCGATGTAACCGATATTGATAAAGAATTAGACCGCATAATAAAATTAGTAGATAAAGGAATGGCTACTCCGAATGAAGGTATTTCTTTTATTGGGGATTATTTTGGAGTGGAAGTTAAAGATGATAACCCAGCGATGGATTTACATTACTATAATGGTAATCCCATTGATTTGGGGGGATTTATTCCTGAAACTGAAATAACTGATATTTTACAGGGTATGAAAGACAAATTAATAGAGGTGTTTATGGATTATGTCTCAAAAACAAGCGGGAATGATGCTGTTCGAGATAGAAGAATTATTAAGGCGATTGCCAGCCTTCAAAAGGATGCCGATAAAAGTAATCAGAGAAGAAAATAAATTATACGAAAAGCTGAAAAAACTGTTTCATAGCCGATTTGTGAAGATATTAGAACAGCTTAAAAAAGAAGGTTTACCTTCCTCTGATTTGCAAAGAAAAGAATTGTTGCATCCTTTAATCGAGCTTGAAGGGGAATATATTAATACTATAATTGAAGGAACGAAAGAGGCTCTGCGATATGGAAGACAGGATGTTTTTAATAATTTACAAAAAATAGGATACTTAAAAGTAAAAAAAGCGAAATCAACTTTAGAGGTGATATTTCGTGATTTTTCCCCAGAAATATTAAAAATTATAAGAAATAAAACCTTTATAGCTTCTCAAAAAACTATGGATAGAATTATAGGGGATGTTATGGAAAGTCTATCAAAAAGTTATGCTCAAGGATTGGGAATTGATAAGGCTGCTGATGTATTAGAGGAAAAATTTGTGAGTATGGAAAATTATGAACTGAGGAGAATTGCCAGAACGGAAATTAATCAAGCTCAGAATAAAGGAGCATTTTATACCGAACAAGAATTAGGGGTTGAATATCATCAATGGATAGCAACTATTGATGGAAGACAAAGGGAATCGCATGAAATATTAAATGGAGAAATTGTTCGGGTAGGAGAACCATTCAGTAATGGGCTATTATATCCTGGGGATACTTCGGGAGATATTGAGGAATGGATTAATTGCAGATGTCGGGAAGTTCCTTTTCTTATGCCAGAAGGATATATGGCTCCGCCAGGGGTTCTATGTTTTTACGAAGAAGACTTAGTCAGGATTGATTGACAAAAAGAATATAAATGCTATAATAATTTAGAGGTGATAATATGCCTGTGCATACAGGTTATGATAGCAATAAAGAAGAACCGAAATGTTATGCTCAATGGGGAAGTCGTGGGAAAAAATATTATTATACTTGTGGAGATAAAGAAGCAAGAGAAAAGGCAAAAGCAAAAGCTAATGCACAAGGGCAGGCAATTATAGCGAGTGGCTGGACTGAAAGCCAAAAAAATATGAAAGGAGATGAGAAAATTTTGAAAACTGCTAAAAATAAAAATGCTGGGGAATCCCTTGAAGAAAAACTGAATAAGATAAGAAAGGCTTTTGAAGAAGACCTTGATAAATGGATAGTTTATACTTTTGATAGTTCCGTAATAATTAAAGATGAAACTACTGGAAAATATTATGAAGTTGAGTATTCAATTTTAGAGAGTGGAGAGATAGTAAAGGGTGAACCAAAAGAAGTGGAATTAACTTACATTCAGAAAAGATTATTTGCCGAATCCTTTGATTTTACCAGTGTTAAAAACCTTGATACTGTCAATAAAGATATTCAATATATTGTTGATTCTTGGGATGATTGGGCGGGAAGTTTTGATACTTGCGTATCAGTATTAGGGAATAAACCAGGGATAACTGACCCTGAAGCCTTATGTGCTTGGTTACATTATCAGGCAGAGGGGAAATGGCCTGGGGAAAAATCAAGAGAAGAAAATAAAGGTTGTGAATTAACCGGACCCATTTTTAAAAGAGATAATAAACAAAGGATTGTCTATGCCGCTGTATTAGTTCCTGGTGAACCTGATTATGATTTTGATAAAGGCGAAAAGATATTAACCAAAGAAGAAATAGAAAGAGTAGCTCACGACTGGATGTTGAATTATGGGAATATCGATATAATGCATAGTCTGAATAATGTTGCTAAACCTGTAGAGACCTTTCTGTTACCGATGGAAATGGAAGTTGAGGCTTTTGGGAATAAAATGACTTTACCTGTAGGAACTTGGGTAATGGCTTCAAAAGTCATTGATGATGTTGCCTGGGAAAAAGTAGAAAAAGGGGAATTAACTGGTTATTCGATCATGGGGATAAGAAATACTGCTTTAAAAAGTCTTTTAGATAATGCCTCAAAAAGTAAAGATATTACAGAAGAGATAAAGGTTTCTTTGAAAAAAACTTTAATCAGGGATTTGGGCGAAGATTGGATTGTGCCTTTTGTTAGTCTGGTTGATAATGCTTGTGTCCCGAAATCAAAATTTTTTGCTATTAAAAGCAAAGAGAATGAACGGGAAGGGATTTTAAATCGATTGGTAAATTTTATGAAAGGACAAAAAGAAGATGTAGAAAATATAAGTATAGTAGAAAAAAAGGGCAGGGCAATAAGTGATGCTACTTATGCTCAACTAAAAAATGCTATAATAGCTTTAAATGAATTGTTAGAAAAAGCCGATAAAGAAAGAGAAGCGGAAAGTTCTAAAAATATAACGAAAGGAGTTGATGGAGAAATGACTGAACAAGAAGTCAGTAAACTAAGAGAGGAAATATTAGCTGAAGTAACTTCTAAGATAGAGGAAAAATTCAAGCCTTTAGAGGAAGTGTTAAAAAACCCTGATAAGCAAGATGAGGGGGGAGAAGCAGAAAAGCAAGTTGAAAATAAAGAAGATTTAGACAAAACCATTAAGGCATTGCAAGAAAAGATAGAACAATATGAACTTGAAAAAAGAGGTAAATCTACCTCCCTTAAAGGACAAGACGGTGAAGATAAAGAGTATTCCTATAAAGACCAGCAAGATGAATTAGAGCGAGATGGTTTTGGTAGACGAATCAAGAAAAACGAAGATAAGAAGAAAAAATAATATAGAAAGGAGATGATATAAATAATGTTATCACAAGAAGAACTGTTAAGTTTGTTAAATAAAGCAATGAGTTTGAAGGGCGGAATAATAGAAGTAAGTGATTTAGGTGATTCTATATTACAGCCTCAGAAATTTACCAGATTTGTAAAGCAGATGCAAGAGGATACGGTGATATTACCAGAAGCAAGATATATCACTATGGATTCTCAAATAGTAGATATTGATAGGGTTGCCTTCTTGGGGAGAGTGTTAAAGTCTGGAGAAAAAGTTGAAGGTGCTACCACATCACATCGAGATTTAGAAACCAGCGAATTTGCGAAACCTACTTTTTCTACCAATCAATTAATTGCTAAGGAATTTCAGGCTATTGTTTCCCTGAGAGATAAGATGTTAAGAAGAAATATCGAGAAAGAGGGATTTGAAGATACTCTTATTGATATGCTGGGTGAGGCAGTAGGGAGAGATTCAGAGGAATTGTATTTGTTTGCCGATACTGATATGACTTATGATGAAGATGATGTTCTTTCCAGATTTGATGGTTGGATTAAATTGGCGGCAAATGCAGTATATGGAGCTGGTAGTAATAAAGATTTTGACCCTGAGGACGCTACTTTCCCTGAAAATATGTTTAAAGCGATGCTGGATGCTACCCCAAAGCAATATCTTAAGAATAGAGCTAATTTTAGATTCTGGGTAGATTATGAAACCGAAGATGCCTATCGTGATATTCTAAAGGCAAGAGATACTGCACTTGGAGATGTTGTTCAAACTGGATATTCAGAGATAGCCTATAAGGGTATTCCTGTTCGAAGAGCTCCGATGCTGGAAAGAGCAAAAGATACTGAGGATGGCGGTTCAGGGCGGGTATGTTTATTAGGTTATCCTAATAATTTAGTCTGGGGAGTATTCCATCAGATAACTATTGAACCAGAAAGAGAGGCAAAACTAAGAAGAACTGATTTTGTCTTATCTCTGGAGGTGGCTTGCAATTATGAAGATGAGAATGCTGCAACTGTTGCCTATATTGAGAAATCGAACCCAGTATCATAAACATAGTCAAGATAATAGTAATAATAGTAGCACTAAAGGCAGTAAGTAGAAATATTTGCTGCCTTTTTTAAGATTTGACAAAGGAAAGGAAAGCAATGGAAATAGCTATTGTCGGTTTAGGAATAGTAGGGAATGCTTTATATAAATTGTTATCCGGGAAAGGATATAAAATAAACAGACATGACCCAGAAAAAGGGTTTAGAGATAATATTGATAAAGCAGAAATCATTTTTGTTTGCGTAAACGATAAAAGCGAAGATATGGCTTTGGTTCAAGAGGTAATAAAAGATATTAATAAAAAGAATAAAAAGGCAATAATAATAATAAGGACTACCCTTATCCCGGGAACTACCGATGCTTTAATTAAAAAATACAAAAGAACTATTATTTATATGCCTGAATTTCTTAGAAGTTGGAATGCTCATGCTGATACAATGAACCCAGATAAAATAGTTATCGGGACTTCTGACCGTGAAGCATTTAAAAGATTGATAAATTTGTTTAAAGTAAATATTCCGATTGATAAAGTTTTTCAGGTAAAACCAGTTGAGGCGGAAATAGCCAAACTTGCTTTGAATAGCCTGGCAGTCATTAAGGTAGTATTTGCCGAAGAGATATATGATTTAGCTAAATCTCTGGGAGCTGATTATGAACATATATACAAAATATTTAAAGCCGATAGAAATGTAAACCCTCGGCATCTGGAAGCATTTAAAGATATCTATCGGGGAGCGGGGGGAACTTGTTTACCGAAGGATATAGGGTTTTTGTGTCATACTATTGAAAACCATAATCTTGTTTTACCACTCATTCATTTAGCCAGAGAATTAAATATACATTATTTGATGAGCGAAGAAAAATTTACAAACACGGGAGAGAGCAAAAGTGATAAAGACTGAATATAAAAGATGGTTTGGGCATTTTTTAGGGATTCGTCATAAAAGAGATACTGAAAGAATTTGGAGTGTAAAATGGAAATAAAATATCCTAAAATTTTTTATTACGTAACTTTATGGTATCGAGGAGCGGCTTATAAAGATATAGATTTTATGAAAGATAATTTTGGTGGGGAAATATTTTATGACAATACAGTTCAATTGATAGAAAGTATAAAAAACAATAAACCAGATTTAATGGTAGTTTTTGGGGATTTAAAAAATGATTATCTTATACCATTAAAATATAATATTCCCTATATTTTATTTGAGCACGATGTAATGGGTATAAGGACAGGACAAAAAGAAGAGATAATGAGGCATGATAGAGAAAAGATGGAAAATGCCTCTGCTGTAATATTTACCAGCGAAGACCATGCTAAATATTATGAAGAATTAAATAAAAAACATAATTGGAGAATACCTTATTATGAAGTTATTCATACCAGACCATTAAAGAAAGATTTAGATTTTGAACCAAAAGAAAAATTAAATGGTTTACATTTAGTTTATGCCGGTGGGACAGTAGAAAGTCGGAGAAAGTATAGTTTATTTGGATATAGATATTATGGTGAAATATTTAGAAAATTTATAGAAGCAGGATGGAAGGTGCATATATATTCAGCATCTGATAATTCAGCAAGATTAGGAGAATATACAAATATAGGGTGTATTGTTCATGAAAGTTTGCCTTATAAAGATTTATTACGGGAAATGAGTCAATATACAGCTGGTTTGCACAGTTATAATAAAATAGGTGTGCCAGAGTCTGCTTATAATTATACTCAAATTTGTAGACCTAATAAACTATGGGACTATCTTGCGGCAGGGATTCCCACTATTGGCTTTCAGGGTGGAAATGGAATGAAGATTTATGATGGTAAATGGGGTATAATAATTGATAATTTAGAACCTGAAACCTTAAAGGCTATTCCTGAAAGATTAAAAGAAATAAAAATAACCAAGAGAATGAGATATGCAAATGTTATGGATAAAGATATAAAGAAATTTGGAAAAGTAATAGAAATGGCTTTAGAAGATGCTAAAAAAGAAAAAGAGAAAAGATATTATGTTATCCCGGATAAAGTTAAGGATGCTACCAAATTTCCTAATAAAATAATAGTTCATAACAAAGGGGCACATCCTATTTATCGGGGGGGTTACATTTTTGCTCCTGGAGAGACTACTGGAGAATTAAGTGTTAATATGAGAACATATAAAGAAATAAAATCGCATGTGAGCCTACAAATAAAAATTGTAGAGTGAAGGAGATTACAGGATGATTCAATATAAACTAAAAGTTAGGAATGATTTAGAAGAAAGAATAGTAAGAAGAAAAAATATTTTCTGGCCTGAAAGTATAAGAGAAGTGATTACTGATGAGATGGGATTTAAAGAAATAAAGGCTTGTAGGCCATTAAAAATTGAAAAACTGATTATTATCTGTCCTATCTGTCAGAAGGAATTCCGAAATAAACATGGATTTTTAACTCATATTTTTAAAACGCATCCCGAAGAAAAGTATAAAATATTAGGGAAAAAGGGGTAATATTATGGCTAAAAAATTATATTATTCCGATGTCGATGAAGTTATAAAATATACTGGAGTCGAATATGATAAATTAGGTTTAGGTAGCGAAGAAGAATTAGAAGAATTGATATTGAAATGGCTCAAGCAAGTAACCAGCTTAATAAACAATAATCGCAATCGCAATATGATTACTGATTTAGATTTTGGGGATAAAATAGTAATTGATTATGGAGTAGAACTGTGGAAAGCTCTACCAGAGGGGATAATAGTAAGTATTATTACGGCCAAAGATGAAATGCCTGATTATTATACTTATGCTATTAATCAAATTGAAATTGATAGTTCAATTACTAATATGGTTATAGTCGAAAGAAATATTGATTCTTTATTTCAAGATTTTTCTGATGCCAAGATTTTAATGATTAGAGTTAAACCTTATCTTGATTTATTGGCTGGTGATATACAACTTATATTGTCTAATGAAGAGGAAATAAAAACATTGAACTTTCCCGAAATGAATAAAGAAGAATGGAAATTGTGTAAGTTTTATTTGGGTTGTGATGATGACCTGAAAGAAATAACAAAAATAAGTATAAAAGTGGTTAATTCGATTGGTTCGTATTTGTGGATTTCTGATATTCAAAAATTAGTAATTCCTGAGGGAATTATTAATATCGCTATGCGGGCTTGTGCTAATATGGTAAAGCTTGCTTATGCTAATAGGGAATCTCCAGTAATCAGGATAGAAGATTTAAATGCTACATTGCTTAATGATGAAATTCTAACTGATTCTTTAAAAAAAGAATTAAAGCAATGGCCAGCAAAACCAAGTTTCCGATTTATGAAGGTGGAAAATTCTAATGATTAAATTTGATTACTGCCCTATATGTAAAAGTGAAAATATAAAAGCGATAAAAGAAGAAGTTTACCAATATCCTGAAACTGATGGTATTAATGAGTGGGAAAAGATAGTTAATAGAAGATTAAGAAAATTATTTGATATTATTTTGAGAGACAGGAAAGAGATAATCTTTAATATTTTCAAATGCAATGAATGTGGTTTTATTTTTCGGATGCCAAGATTGAGTTATGAAGAAGAGAGCATAAAATATGGTATGGATGATGATGACAAGCCATATATCTGGCCTATCAAAAGAGGACCGGACAAAACTATTCCCGTTAGAGAGGAGAGGGTATATCAATTCATAAAAAAATATGGCAAAGGTGGAGATTTGCTTGATGTGGGTGGCTGTGATGGGGCAATGTGTTTAAGATTAAAAGAGGAATATAGATGTTTTATAATAGACAAAATAAATTATGAGAAAATTGGCAACATTATTTACCTTGGAGATGATATAAGAGATAATGATATAAAATATGACATAGTAATGATGATACATATCTTGGAACATCTTTCTTATCCTTTAGAGTTTTTAAAAAAATATAGAGACCATATAAAAAAAGATGGAATATTATTGGTTGCTGTTCCCAGAGGATATATCAACGAATGGAATGCTTGGAATTGCCCAACTATGCACTGTAATTTTTTTAGCATGGAAACATTAAAAAAGGCCATTGCTTTGGCAGATTTGGAGATAATATATGATATTGAATACGATAGGGACTACGAAGAGTTATATGTGGTGGGAAAATTAAATGATTAGTGTAGAAATAGACCCTAAACAAATTGAAAAGATAATGGAAATTCCTGTTGAAGCTGGGAAAAAAGCTTTTACTTATCTGGCTTTAGAAGTCTGGGGAGGAATGAGAAAAGAATCGCCAGTAGATCACGGAAGATTAGCGGGTAGTTGGCAATTAGAAAAAAGAGGCGATTTTGAAGCTCGTATAGTAAGTGGTGTTGAATATGCTCCTTATGTTGCTTTCGGGACGGGGCTTTATGGACCAAATAAACAAGCAATTGTTATTACGCCAGTTCAAGCAAAATGTTTACATTTTATCTGGCAAGGCGAAGAGATATTTGCTAA